CGACATATATTTATGTTTTTAGCAAAAATACAAAATTTTAAAAAAAGAATTTATTTTTTCCAGCGTTTAAAGATTTTTTCTGCTGAACGCGCACCAAAATATCCGCCGTAAACTAATAAAAGTAAACTGCTTAATAAATCAATCCAGCTTTCTTTTATTGTAAACGCATTAATTGACGCGTCTAAAATAATGTAAACAAATAAGGTTACAGTTAAAAATGCTAATGATAATGGTCTTATATTCTTACTTAACCAACTATCTGAAGACATATCATAAGACCAGCGCTTTGACACCTCTTGCATTTCTAATTTATCAAATTCCAATTCAGACAACAATAATTGCTTATCTGTTTCAGATAATTGTTTGTCTTTTTTTATTAAGTCAGATAATTTATTAAGACCTTCAACGCCAGTAATATTACCTGCTAAATCTAATAATTCAGGCGCTACTGACTTACCTTGTTTGACTAACCAACGTAAAGCGTCGCCTACTCTTGTTGTTCCATTTTTTTCTTTATATGTTTTTTTATCTGGCATAACTATTTTTTTGTAAAATCCCAGCGCGCTGTATTTTCTCTTATATCAACGTGAGTGAAATTATTATATTTTCCAATACCGCCAAAACACAATTCGCCATTCTCAACCATTTCAGTAACTAAATTATAAACGTCTTCTGCTAACATACCTTTTACAACAATATCAGCCGCCTTTCCTAATTTATGCTGTGAATGTTTAGCGCCTTTAATTATATTATCATTATAATTTTTACAACGATAACCTGAATTGATTTTAATAGGCTTCTTTACTTTGTCGCGTAAAATCTGTAATTGTTCCGCTAATTTTATAATATTATTTTTTACATCTGCCGACATTTTACAATTACCGCAGTTGCATTCAAACTCTTTTATTTTAAAATTTTTAGTCATCTTTATTTTTATTCAAATGCCACCAACGTTGCGCTGTGTAGCCTATTGAAACTAATAACAATAATATTTTTAAAACCTCGTCAATCGCTGTAAAAGACAGAAAAAAAGACATTAAGTTAAGTGTATATACTTTTATATCATTCATTTTTAAAAACTTAAAACCGTTATTAAAAATCCGTTTACTTTTAATGTACCGCTTGCGCTTGACTGAAATTGTATTTTAGCGTCTGACGTTTGAATATTTGAATCCGTATAAAATTGCATTGTATTAACGAAATGGTGTTCCACGTGTTGTGAACCTATATCTGTGTGTAAAAAATGCAATTCCTTATCTATATCCGGAAAATAAATTCTTGCGTCAGCGTGTTGGTTTGACGAACCAGGCGTATAATTAAAATCTGTTCGTACTATTACTATTTTACCGTTTGGAACTTCGCCTAAATCAATTTTGTTCGCGGCTGAATCCCATAAATCGCCACTTACATAAGAAGGTTTGTTTGTTGTTAGCGTTCCTGGTCCAGCTTTGTCGTTTGTTAAATCAACCCAAGTTTCAGCGCTTACATTTATAGGCGTTACCGCAGTTGTAGCGTCTTCGTAAAAAGCAAATCCACCTAATAAATCATAAAGACTATTCGTTGAATCTTTTATTTCGTTTAAATCCGAAGCTGTAACCTTATTAACCGAAGGCAAAGCCGAAGTTTGATTGTCTATTTTATCTGTAAAAGTTATTTTAGCCATTTTTTTATTATTTAAGATTGTAATTCAATTTGTAATTCAGATTGTAAACCTCCTATTTTTTCTATTTGTTCAACCTTATTTGATATTTCAATAATGGCGCGGAAATAGGTATAATCTTTTAAATCGTCTTGTAAATATTTAACGCCTTCGTTAATACTTGTATAAACATTAAATCCGTTTGCTGTCAAATCAATATAATTTTCTGAACGCGTTCTAATATGCTCTAAACATTGCGATACCATTAAATTAACATCTAATTCGCCACCGTCATCGCTTGAAAACCTTGTAACGCATTCAATACGCGTTATAATTTCAGAATTAAAAGACGTTTGATTTTGGTCTGTTTCCTCATTTGATACAGAATAAACACGAATAAAAGGATAACTCGCGTCTGTTGGTACTCTATTATATATTTGAACATTTGAGCCGTTAATCGTTACGTTATCCGTTAATTTTTCAATTATAGCCTTTCGTATGTAGTGAATCGCTTCTAACATTATTTAATTGCTTTTTGTATTTCGCCGTTAAGACGGTTTAATAAATTTTTAAATCCAATTCGCGCTGAACTGAAAAAAAACGGTCTTGGCGGTAAATTAACCTCTTTTAATCCTTTTCCTTTAAATTGAGCTGCGTAGCTGTCTGGAATACCTAATTCCTTCATATCGTCTAAACTTACAGACCTACCAGTACCAAATTCAACATAAGGCGCATAATTTGCGCCAGCTTGAACATTTATAGACTTACCGCTTCGTTGTACACTTATAGATTGTTTTAATGCACCCTTATCTACTGGCGCTGCTCTTTTGGCTAACTTAACAATATCAAAACCAGTTTTACCTAATTCATTTGAAAGCGTTTTTTTTTCAAAATTCCTTAAATTATCTAACTTATTTTTTAATTTAGTTAAATCGCTTTGACTTATTTTGATATTCGTTTCCATTATGATTTTGTTGCTAAAATTTTAGTAAAAAACTTATAATCATAATCAAATTTTTTATTGATTCTGTATTGTTCAGATTCATTTTCTAATGTAAAGATATCGCCAATATTAATTAATCCAGCTGTGTTTTTACGCATTATTATTTCAACCTCAACGTCTTGCTCTCTTTTACCGAATTTATCTAAAATTTCGCCGTTAATTTGGTTTATATCGCACCAAACCGTTGCAACGTCTGTAAGCGTTGAATTATAACCTCCGAACTCGTCAGGTGTTTTAACTAATCTTTTAATCGTTATTTTATTATTTAATTTTCCGGCGTTCATTATATAAACATAGTTTTATAACTCGATAAAATCTTTTTAGTAGACGTTGGCGTTTCCACCACGTTACCGCTAACAAAATCAGCTCTATTATCGTAATAAGTAGCAATCAATTGAAGCATAGCTTGTTTGATTAACGAATCATTTAAGCCAGCAGTAATATATGTTACTTTAACGCGTTCGCCTGGTCCTTGGTCTAATTCTATTGTTTCATTGTCTAAACCTAAAACCTCGTAGCTTGTTGTAGCTGTTCCGTCAATTGTTAATTCCTCGATTTCTGAAACCGGACCAAAAGGAATATCAAAAACGCCATTTGTAAAGTCCATATAATACGCTCTATTTTTTGCGACTATATCCCTTGAAATATAATTTTCGCACCAAATACGCGCTTGCGTTATCATTGCAGTAATGATATTATCATCTGCCGACGTATCTACACGAACAAAGTCTTTTACATTTTGTGCGGTTAGTAATTCGTTGCCAGTTGTTGAATTAATCTTAATTTGTCGCATTGTCTTTTGTTTCTAAATTCTCGACTTTTAATTCTTTTGTTTCGCGGACTTCTTTATTTTGCTTTTTTCTAATTTTAGACGCAAAACCTTTGCTAATCCAATTTTTTGCAATATTATCCGGCAATTCTATTGTATCGCCTTCGTTGTATCGCTTACCGTTTCTTAAAATTGGTATTTTGATTTTTAATTGCATAATCTTTTAATTTTTGTAAAGATAAAAAAAAAGCGTCACATTAATTTTGCGACGCCTTTCCCTGGATAGAAAACAATAATGAAAAACTTACATTAGTGCAAAGTTATTAAAATTTTTTGAATATTTTTCTAACGTTAGTGTAAAAGATTTTATTTTGCCGGTATTTTCTAAAATAAAAAAACCTTCGCGCTCTTTTGAATAGACAGCGAAAAAATCAACATCGTTTTTTTTGTAAAAATTTCTGCTTTTATCAACTAAATAAACGCGATTTTTAATTCTATTACTTTCGTTTACAGCTTTTATCTGTATTTTTTTTAAACCTTTTTTTGTATCAACAATACAATCATACGGCGATGAATGTAGTAAAGGAAATGAAACTAAAAAACCGCGTTCCATTGCCATAGTTGCAAATTTATATTCGGCAAAACAGCCAAAAATGTTAGGATTCATATTTGTAAAGATAAAAAAAAACCGATTAAATTAATAACCGGCTTTTAACTAACTAAATCAATAATAAAAATAAAAACTATTTCTTTTTGGCTAAACCTACGCTTATAGCTATTATAAACATAAACATTGTGCCTAATAAATCTTTATATAAAACTATCTGTCTTATGGCAAAAAACCAAAATAACAGCGTTAAAATTAATTTTATATATCTTTCTGTTTTACTCATAATTGTTTTTTTTAAAAAAGGCTGAAGCACCACCAACAGCCTTTGCCCCTTTAAGACTTTAATTAATAAATTAATAAAGTTTGTTACAAATGTAATAAAATAATATATTTTTTAGCATATAATTTTAATTAAATCCATAAAACTATATCTGTATCCATATAGCTATATTTTGTAATAAAACTAATTTGCGCCTTAACTCTATTTATTTTTAAATATGGTTCGCCGTCGTAGTATTTTATATGTTTTGGTTCTGTATCTCTTTTAACAAAACCTTGTCTAATTAACTTATAAACCTTTTTAAAGTCTTTTTGTTGCTGTTTTTTTTCCTCCTCTATTGTCATAACATTGTAATTACATCTATATAAACATTGCTCTATTTACGCCGTAATAATCGTAATAATCGCAGTTAAAATCTGAATCAATTTCGTTTTCTTTTAATTTTCTGTCATATTCATTAAGCCATTTATCGCGCATTTTATTAAAAGTATCGTCTAATAATTTATATTGGTAATCGGTAAGCGTTATAGGTTCATATTTTCCAAAAACAAAACTTCCGCACGAATCAAAACTTAAATCTATTGGCGAAAAAATATCGTCGTTTAAGTAATCCTTATAGCATTCAATTATATATCCGTCTATTTTCATTACAACGGCATAATTATATAACTCGCAGTCTTCCTCCTCTTTAATTGTGCCTAATAATCTGTAAAATATTTCATTTGTAAAACTCATATCCTTATTGTTTTTTTTGTAAATAATCTAATTCACGCTGTAAATAATCCAGCGCCTTTTGTAAATCTTTAATTTCATTATCTTTTTTTCCAGCACGAACAACGTATTTTAAAACGTTGCCACGATTAAAATTAAGTTTATAATCTTGAATAACGTCAATTAAATCGTATTTAAGACCATTATCGTAGTGTTTAGGTGTATTGCTCATTATTTTATTTTTAAAGCCGTTAAAACGCTTGAAATGTATTTTTCAAACTTTGATTTTTCATTTAATTTTTTAAATTCCTTGTCAGTATAAACATTTACACGTTTACCGTCGTGTATAATTGTTAGTCCAGTTTTTGTTTTCATAATTGTTTTGTTTTAAAAGGCGGTTTTTACGCCGCCTTATTTGTTTTCGTTAATATTGTTGTTGAAGTAAAGCCGCTTCAATCGACGTTGTTGCAAATAAATAAGTCAAAAAATTAGTTTTTTCTTTTTCGTCTTTCATTAAATCAAAAAATTGTTTTCTTTCTTTTTTGTTCATCTCAAACGCTGCCATTGACATAATTTTTTTAAATTCATTCCAACCCTTTTCAGTTTGTAAAAATTCAATGTTTGAAATCGCTTGTTCTTTTACTCTTTCCGTTCTTGTTTTTGTAGTTTTCATAATTGTTTTGTTTTTATTTGTTATTGTTTGATACAAATATAAAACCTTTTTTTAAATTAAAAAAATATTTTTACTTTTTTTTAAAGTTTTTTTTCTTTTTTATTGTAAAGTGCTGAAAATTAGGCATAAAAAAAAGGCTGGAAATTAATCCAACCTTTTTAAATATAATTAATTTATAACTAATTACGGTGTTTCTAACGCAGCTATTGCAGTAGCAAAATCGCCAGTAACAAAAGCGTTAGGTAAATAGTTAGTTAAAGCTACTCTTTCGCTTACTCTAACCGTTACGAATCCGTCACGTACGTTTGTACCGTCTTCTCTGAAAAACTCAACATTTACTCCGTCGCGTACCCAAAGCTGTGTTCCAACTGCAAAGTTACCAATTAAGAAGTCCCCAGCTGGTATAGCTGTGTTTAATACAACTTTTACTCCCATAAATACTGGTTGTAAACCGCTGTAAACTTGGTCTTTTAAGTAGTTATTTTGCGTATCTTTTAATAATAAGATTTTGTGGAAATCAGAAGGGTTTAAAAGAATTGTATCTGCGTTATAGTTAGCGCCAGCTAATTGGTTTAAAGCAGCAACAATTACGTCAAACTGGTTAGCGTTATCAACTGAATCAGCTAAATCGCCAGCAGCAAAAGCATTCGCGTCGCTTATGATACCTCTAATGTTAGCACCTGAACCGTCTCCGCTTAATATTTGAGTGTCCTCAACTTCTAAAAGTTTTTCCGGCGCTCTTGCAGATAAATAAGACGTTAATTGTGGCGTGTCAGCAAGCATTTCCTCTGAAATACGGAAATAAGTACCGATTTTTCTAACGTTAGCGTCAGAAGCTACCATATTGAAATCTGACTGCGCTAATGTACTACCTTCAGCAGTTGCAGCAGAACCATTTGCGTATCCGCTTTCTTTTACGAATCTTACAACGTCAGACTGCGTAGAACCTTGCGCTAATAACTGACGTATATGAGTTGGTCTTGTTGGGTCGTATTTATACCCTGGTACTCTGTCAGCTGGAATTACATCGCCAGTAAAATCGGCAGTTGTAGTCATATCAGCTTTCACAACAAAAGAAGCAGAACGAGAATTTCCTTTTGAAATACTTTCGATTGCACCGCTTTCGATAGCTTCGTTTAAAGCACTTTTAAAAGATACTTTTTTTGTAGCGTTAAATTGCTTTTTGTTAGCTACTTCCATAGCGTCTAATCTTTCGTTTAATTTGTTAGTCATTTCAGAAACTTCATTTTTTACGATTTCGTTTGCTTTGATAACTACTGCGTCTACAACTTCTGTGTTAGACTTTTCGATTTTAGAATCAATCGCTGAATTAAATTCGTCTAATTGATTTTTTAAATTATCTTCCATTTTTTAATTTTTTAAGGAATTTATTAAATAGTTTAATATTTCGGAATCATTGTTTTTTACTTCAACATTCGGCGAAGTGATTTTATCAACCGGCTTCGTGAACTCTAAAAATAATGATTTCAATTTTAAAATTTCAGCTTCAATAGCGAATCCCATTTCGTCGGAAATATCGCCTTTGCGAATTAGTTTAGTTAAGTTATCATAACGTTTAGAAAGTTTTTCAACATCAACGTTACCTTTAACATCTAATATTTTCGCTTGGTCATTTGCTGCTAATGTAACGGCGCTAATTTCATAAAGTTTAACTTCTGTTATCTCTCTATAATCGCCTTTATTATTTTTTTGTAACGGCATAATACCAACAGAATTTTCAGTAATTACGCCTGACTTCATTAACTCTACAACGTCTTTTCCTAATTGCGTTTTTGCAATTTCAGCCACGAATACAAGTCCTTTTTCGTCTTCGTATAATTCGGTCATTTTGCCAATAGGCTGGTTCATATCGTGTTGATATAGATATTTAACACGTTCCCCATTTTCAGCAATGGTCTTTTTATAAGCGCCTTTCATTATAACGTCATTGTCAGAATCTTTATTTCCGAAATAACTTCCGTAGCCTTTTATGATTCCAGCTTTTTCGTCAGCGTCTATTAATTCGCCTACCGGTGCAGCTTTGTAAAGAATTGTGTTCATTGTAAAAATTTTTTGTAAATATACTAATTTATAAATTATTTAATTCGGCAAAGGATAAACCTAAACCAAAATCTAAAACGTTGCCAATAGTTTGAGCGCCTTCAATAGGGAAATAAGCTACTGAACAACGGCAGTTAATACATTCTGCTGCTCCTCCGCTTGGGTCGCCTGGGAACATCATTTGTTGACCGCCAACAATAAAACTATCGTTTGCGTTTACTATTTGTCCGTCTGCTGCTGAATGCGTGTCGCGTGTCCTATCGTCAAAACTTGCAATCCATTCTTTTTGCATTTGTTCAGGAGGAAAAATAGTTTGTGCGGCTTGCGTTTGCGCAAAGTTTGCAGCGGCTGTTGCTTCTGTACGTACCAACCTTTCAGCTTGCCATTGTGAATATCTATTGAATTGATTTCTTAATATACGACCACGTTCAACAGCACCTAACGCCATAAATTCAGGGTCTTGCATTAATCTTTGAGTGATTGAAATTAAAGTCTGTTTAGCTGTTCCGCTAACTAATGTAACACGTTCAGCACCAATAGCCGAACCAAAATCTGCAAAAGATTGTTGCCAAATATTATCAACGCTTGACGTATCAACTGCCTTCGTTGTGTATTTCTGAAAATTATTAACGTACCATTTTGCGAAGCGCATTCCTATTTCAGAATACAAATTTCGATATATTTTTAATAAATCTTTTTCGTTAAATAGTAATTGAAAATTTGTTTGACCGTCAGATATAAACGACTTAATACCTTTATTGTATTCACTTTTATAAAAGCGTTTAACAACTGCTATTTGTTTTTTTTCTGCAATAGTTAGCTGGCGCTCAAAATCTGTTTGCCATTTGTCGCGGTCAATCTTATTTTGCTTTTTTAAAACCTTACTTTTTTTTGAACTTTCAAATTGCGAATAACAAAAAGCTATTCGTTGCTGTTGGTCCGGAAAATCTTTTACAGATTCAGGGTCTACAATACAACGCGACACAAATTCAGATTCAGTTTCGTTTGGTTTTGGTATTGGCATTTAGTCTTCTATTTCGTTAATTTTCTTAATAACCCAATCGCGCATCGCTGTTCCTCCCCATAAATTCCACGATACAAAACCATTATCGCGCCAAGGCGTATCTTTATATTGTTCAGCAATATTTTCGTTTCCTTCGTGCCTTGCAAAAAATGATTTTATACGATTAAGCATTTCAACGGTTAAAGGTTCGCGGTTAGCTAACATTGAAGCGCGACGCCACCCAGTAGGCGTACCAGCTTGAACCTCATCGCCATATTTTTCGCGCCATTCAATCATTCTTTTGGCGTTATTTGTAGCTGTTTGAGGATAATCTGTAAATGTTTCAGCCTTATTTATTGGATTTTTTTTTTGACTTAAAAACTTGTTTACGTCTACATCTATATTTTCAACCGGAATTTCAATTTCGTTAGATTGTATAGGAATTAGATTAGCCGGAATATAATAATCGTTTAATTGTTCCGTTTCCTCATCTGCGCCGTAATTCATAGCTGCGCGTTTTTCGTTTGGCGTTAGCCACCAAGCCTTTGTTAATTGGTCTACTACCTTATCCGTTTCCTCCTGTAATTCAGGTATAACCGAAAAATCAAATTCAATACAGATTTTATCGCCATATTTAGGCGCTAACCAACGATTCAATTCGTCTTTAATTTTTAACAATTCAGGTATTACAGCATTTTGATATAATGCTTTTTTGGCTTCCTTCATATTGTTATAAGAAGCTGAATCGGTATTGTTTAATAGTTGTACCGGAACGTTATAAATATTACATAAATCTTTAATACTTGCGTTATATTGCTCTATTAAAGATACATCAGAAGCGTTTAAACCAAAGTTTACCCAACTTAATTTTTTAGGCGTAATTATAATATCGCCAGCATTGTCTGAACCTTGAAATTGCTTTCTAAATTTATCTTTTAATTGTTGCGCTTGAACTTCGTTAATATCGCCTTCGTCAGACATTAAAAGACCTCGCGCCGTTTGATTTTGTAAATATTTAACTCCAGTTTGTACGGCTTCGTTGTTTGTTGTTAATGAACGTAAACCTGCTCTTAATGGCGATTGTCCGTAAAGGTGCGAACCGGTACCGTCATAATAAGGGTTAAAATCTTTAATGTGGCATATTTCTGACGCGTCAATTTCATAAGTACCGTTATATTCTATTTTATATTTTGAAACTGGCTTCATTATACCACCTGAAACGATTTCCATAATTTGAGAAGGCATTACATATAATTCCGTAAACTTACCCATATTCGCGCCAGTATCCGGACCGATACCATAAATATATCTGTTACCGGTTAATTTTCCGAAAGCTATTAATTCAGTAATCCAACTATTATAAGACTGCGCAGGATTTGGTCTATCTAATAATTTATGCAATTCAGTATCTTGTAACTCAACTAATGAACGTTTTTGTAACATCGCAGCTTTATGAATTGTTGCAGCGTCAAACGTTCCTGACGTCATCGCTTTATACCTTTTATAGTCGTTTTCGTTTGTCTTTTCGTAAACTTGAAAAGGAATAGTAGTCGCGGCTTTTGTAATTAGATTAATAAGCGCGTAAATCGTTGAATTTTTGCGATAACCTTCTGTGATATAAGAATCGTCATTTTCAGGATTCCAAACGATTGATTCGCCTAACCAGTTATAAATAGCTCGGTTATATTCTTGTGCTGTTTGTTGTGCGTTTTTTGAAATTAAACTTTTGAAACGGTCTATAAATGAAGCCATATTTTATTTATATATAAAATTTTCGTAAAAATACAAAATTTAAAATTGTTTTTTATACTACAAAAAAATCAGACCTATTTTTGTACTTTGAATAAACCGCATAACGTAAAGAATCCATTAAGTGATTGTTTGAATCAATAGGTTTGTTAATAATAGTTTCGTCTTTTAATTGCTGCCAATAATATGAATGTTGTTCTCTTTTTAAATTAGTTGATTCATTGCTAACAATTACTTCGTGCTCTTTTATTAAACTAATCCCAGCACTTATTGAGCCTGGTCCTTTTTCTGCGCCTTTTGCTAAAACTCCCATTTGTCGCAATTCGACAATACTTTTAGGTTCGGCGCTGTCGCAATATGCTAAAACATCATTTTTATTAATTGATTTTAAAAAGTCTGCAATATCGCGGTTAGTCATTCCTTTTTTATAAAGTAATTCATTTATATAAATTCGGTCTTTAATTTTACCGACTTCCAAAATAGCACAAGGGTCGTTCGTAAAACCAAAGTCAATGCCAATAGTAGTATCGTCAAACTCCGGAAAATCTGCCAAAGGAATATATTTCCAATTCGTAAATATTTGGCGGTTCGAAAATTGCGCTCTTTGTCCTTCTCCATATACGCGCCAATAGTCAGGGTCGCGTTCCTTTATTCTCTCTATTTCAGCTACTAATTCAGACGGCAAAAATTTGTTGTCTTTATACGTTGTAATAAACAAATCGCAATCGTTACGTTCTATAACTTCATTGTAAAGCCAGTGAATAGGGTCTGAAGGGTTAAAGTCAATAATCATTTCGCCAACGGTACGCATATTTAACTGCCTAAAATCCTCGTAATTTAATTCGTTAGCTTCATTCAAAAAACAAATATCGTGTTTAGCACCACGTATTTTTTGCGGGTCATCTGTCGAAATAAACTGAACCGTTGAACCGTTAAATTTAAAAGTGTTTTCGGACTTATTATGCTCGCCTTTATAATATACGCCTAACTTTGTTGATATAGAAACAAAGTCCCTTAAAACAGACCTTTTTAACGCTGGTAATGTTTTACGAACCACAGAAATAGTTAAAGGTTTGTCTGTTGTGGTTAGTTTATAAATTAAGTATTGACAAATCGCATAAGTTTTTCCGGACCTTGTACCTCCCTGGTGTACTTTTATACGTGCCTTTGAATTTAAAGTTTGATAAAATTGTACATTGCAGAACTCTTTTATTTTTCCTTTGCTGGTGTCCATTCAATTATTTTCGATTCAATACCGCCTTCCATTTGTATTTCTTGGCGCTCAACGAATCCGCGTTTTTTTCCTTTTGTTTTCAAGTAAAATATTGTTGCAGTAGTATTGCCGTCTTTGATTTGTTTGTGTAGCTGCGATTCTACGAAGTCCAAAGTCATATTTTGTAATTCGTCTACGGCTTCTTTAAATTTTTTATCGTCGTTATAATATTTATAAAATGTAGACCTATTACAACCTACAATTTTGCAAGCTGTTGTTACAACTCCCAGCGATTGCTCTAACGCTTCTAGTAAATTATTTTTTAATATGTTGGATTTTGTTGCCATAATGCAAAGTTAATTAAAATATATTTTTTATTTTAATCTAAACCTTTAAATGCTTTTAAAGGATAAAAAACAAGGCTGTTTCTATAACCTCCTTCTGCTGTTGGAATAATAGGTGTAACTCCGTGTACATTGCGCCAAGCTGGATAAACAAGCATTGAATTATCGCAGCTATCCATTGTAGCATTATAATCCGGTACGGTTGTGTTACCTCCTATTGCATTATTTTTTTTAGCTATAATTACATTAACGCAACCTTCAATATTTCCAGCGTCGCGATGAAATGCAGCTGGTATATTATAATTTGAAATACTACTTGTAAAAAGATTTCCAAAACGCCATTTTTTTGGTACGTTATTGTTTATTAGTTGAATTTGTTTTTCGTAAATATTTGGTGTTATTTTTTTTATTATTTTTTCGCTTTCTAAACATAACATCAACATAGATTTTATAAACGTTTGCGCTGTTTTAACATTATGAACGCTGCTCATTGTAGCATATGGTCTTCTCATATGTGGTTTAGGCGGTACGCTACCCAAAATAGTGCTATATTGTAAAACCTCATTTTCAGAATTAGAAAATCCGCTTGACCTTTTCATAACGCTTTTGGGTACATTTTTACTTCTTAATTCTTTGTTTGCAAGCGCGGCTAATTTAGACGCTTTTTCAGAATATTTAGATATATCTTTTATATAAAATCCTATTGGTTCATCATCATAATAAAAAATAGAATCTTCTGTTACATTTGGTTCTATATCTCCGCAAACATCGCCAATTTTTGTGTCGTGTTTAATTTGTACTAAATCAATTCTTTTCATCTTGTTTTTGTTTTTCTATTTTTAACTTTTCAATTAACATCATTCCTACATAAGCGCCTTGTTCCCTCCAATATTTAACTAACTCAAACGCTTCGTCATAATGCTCTAATTCAAAAGGTATTTGTAACGCCTTTTTTACTCCGTTTTTCATATCCTCTAAATCATCAGAAAATCCCTCATCATCTAATATAGAATAGTCTACATCTTCTTCAGGTTGCCAAACATCTAACGCCCATTCGTCTAATTGTGTATTATCCCATTCATTTGCTAATATATCCCAATCCCATTCACCATATCCGATATTATCTTTAATTATATACTCATTACATTGCTGCTTATAAGTAGCTGTTTCAATCCCTTGTTTTTCTCTTTCAATGTTATTTTTTTCAGCCATTTCCTTTGTAAAAATTTCGTATGGAACTTCCTTCCATTTTAAATCTTTACAAGCTCTATACCTCATATTCCCACCTAAAATAACCATATCCTCATCAACTTTTATAGGGTTCATATCCATAAAAGAAGGAGACTGCTTTATAGAATTTAAAAGTTTTTTAAATTTACCGTCTTTTATAAAACGAGGGTTTTTATCGTTTGGAATTAATTCAGATAATTTAATTTTTTTTGCCATTTTGTTTGTCGTTTTTTAAATTTTATTTTTTTTCAGAATACCATACAAAAGAAATACCGAAAAATAAAAACATAAAT